AGATAGATTAAGATTATGGGAAAAACCTATAGATGGTGCTAAATATGTTATAGGTGTTGATCCTTCAAAAGGTACTGGTGAACATGATGGGTGTCTACATGTCCTTAAAATCAATTCTACATTGCCTGTAGATATGGAGCAAGTAGCTGTTTTTCAGGATAATATGACAGATGTTTATGAATTTTCACAAATTATTCATAAACTTGCTATCTACTACAATAATGCTTTTATTATGTGTGAAAACAATGGGGAAGGTTCTGCTGTCATTAGTCAATTATGGTGGAATTTTGAAAATGAAGGATTAGTTAATTCAGGACAAAAGACTATCAATCTTGGTGTTAGATCCAATAAGAATACTAAACCTAAAGCAGTTCTTCTAATGAAAAAACTTATTGAAGATGGTTCTGTATTATTGAGAGATAAAGAAACGGTTGAACAGTTAGGTTCTTATATTGAAGAAGAAGGAAAATTCTTTGGTAAAGATAAACCTGATGATCTTGTAGATGCATTATTTTGGGGATGTTATTTATTTGAAATGAACATTCTTGAAGAAGAATGGAAATTTAAAGATGAACCTAAAACAGAAGAAGAACATATTGATGCATGGGGTATTTTATCTGATATTGAAGATGATATAGATGATTGGAGTTGGCTAACAAATTCTACTGTTTTTGATGTATAAAAAAATATAAATATAATTAGAAAGATTAGGAGAATAATATGTGTAATAAAAAACATTCTTTTGAATACATTAAAGATCAAATAGAAAAAAATGGATATGAATTGTTATCAAAAGAATATAAAAATGCCATTACTAAATTAAAAATGAGATGTAATGAAGGACATGAAATTGAAATAACATGGAATAATTTTCAACAAGGTAAAAGATGTACAAACTGTTTTAGAAAAAGAAAATCAAATAAAGAAAAATTAAATTTTGAATATGTAAAAAAATATATAGAAAACAAAGGATATAAATTACTTTCTAAAGAATATATAAATGCAAGAAGTAATTTAAAATTATTATGTTCTAATAATCACATATGGTATGTGAATTTTGATAATTTTAAAAACAAAAAAGTAAAATGTAGTTTATGTTTTGAATCAAATAAAATATCAATAAAAGAAAAAGAAATAGTTAATTTTATAAAAGGTAAAATATTTTCAGAAATAATTGAAAATGATAGAACACAAATAATAAATCCATTAACTAATAAATTTCTTGAACTTGATATATTTATTCCCGAATTAAATAAAGCAATTGAATTTAATGGGGAATATTGGCATTCAAATGGATATTCAAAATATAAAGATAAAATAAAACAAACAAAATGTAAAGAAAAAGGAATTAATTTATTAGTTATAGAAGAAAGAAATTGGATTAATGATAAAAATAAATGTTTAAATACAATTAATAATTTTTTGGGGGTATAATATGGCATTGAATATAACACAATCTAAAGGAGATTTAGCAGAACTTATTAAAAGAAGGTTAGGTGCTCCTGTAATAAAAGTAGAATTAACTACTCAGCAGATATTTGATGCTATAGATTATGCTAAACATAAATGGGTAAAATGGGGAGCAGGTAATTCTATGGTAGAAACCTATTTTACTGTTCTTTTGTTAGCTGGTCAAAATTTCTATGATCTTCCTGTTGGTGTTGTTGATATTGTTGAATATGAAGATCAAGGAGCACATTACGGTATTAATACCTTGTTCACTGTAGATAACTTTTTATTCAGTAGGGGGGTTTATGATCCACTTATTTGGACAGGTGGTTATGCATATTCACTTGTAAGTTATCATATAGCAAGGGATTTCCTTAAGACAGTAGATAAATATACTCCTTCTATCTACAATTATAAATATCACAAATATACAAATCAATTAGAAGTACATCCTGCTCCACCTTCAGGAAATGCTTTAGATTTAACAGATGAAAATGGTCAAACTCAAACATATGATTCACCCGGATTTATTCTTGTTAGATCTTATATGATTGAAGGAAGTCATTCAGCAGGTATGGAAACAAATCTATCTCAATCAACATGGAAAAGAACAGGTATGTATTCTGGTGATTCTGATAGTAGTTTCTATACATCAGATTGGATATTTGATTATGCATTAGCTGAATGTAAGATAATATTAGGCAGGATTAGAAGTAAGTTTACTAACTTTACATCAATCGGTAATATAGGATTAGGATTAGATGGTGAAACTTTACTACAAGAAGGTATAACAGAAAAAGAACAATTAGATGAAACCCTTAGACTTGAGGAAGGACACATGGGATACCCAATACTTTTAGGTTAGATAAGTTATTGATATGATTATATATAAAGCAAAAAATAAAATAAGATGTAAAATTAAGGGAGTATATAAGAGAATATGAATAATAAATTAGTAAATAAAAATAATAAATATTTTCAAAATTATCAAAAATATTCAGAATGTCAATTAGTGGCAGTTTTAAATGCTTCATATGTTTTAGGAAATAGATTTATAAATCCAGACGATGAAGAATATGAAAAATTAGTTGATAAAACATGCGGAAGAATTGGAGCATGTATTGGAATTGAAGAAATATATAAGTATGTGGGATTAAGGTATATAGATGTAAAACAAGAATGGGAAAGTATTAAATTTTCTATGGATATGAATTTACCAATATCCGTAAGTATTAATGATGTAGAACATATGGGTATTAATTCTAATAAATATGGTTTTCATAATAATGTTATTATAGATATGAGATATAATAAAAAAAGAAAAAATTATGATTTACAAATTCCTAATTTAAGATATTATACTAATGATAGAATGTGGATAAATTGGGATGATTATAATAAAATGATATATTTTAAAAAACATGTTGGTCCACCATATGGATTTTTTAGAATATTTTATACAATGAGGTAGAAATGAGCAAATTTAAAGATTATATAACAGAAAAAATTGAACCAAAAACTTTGAATGAGTTGTTCATTAAATATAATGAAATAGTTAAACTTCCACCAAAAGAAAGAGATATTCAAATTACAAGATTAGCTATTGTTGCAGAAATAGATGCTGCTAATCTATACGAAAGCATGGCTACTCAAGCTAGAAATAAAGATCTAAAAGAGATTCTTTTAGATGTTGCTAAAGAAGAAAAGAAACATGTGGGTGAATTTGAATTCATCCTTGAAAACCTTGATCCTAATTGGGATCAATTAGAAGATGAAGGTGAAGAAGAAGCTGAACAAAAAATAAAGGAGAAATAATATGTCAGTAGAAGACGTTGTAAAAATCAAAGGTGCGTATGAGAAAATGTTACAAGATGGATCTGCTTTTAAAAAAATAGATATGCCACTGGTTATGGAACCAAATTTAGCTGAAGCTGAACATGGATTAGGTGATAAAGTGGATAACACTCAACTAAAAGAAAATAATCAACCACAAGAAGAAGAATATGATTGGAGTGCTGTTGATGAAGCAATGCAAAGAAGAATGAATTCTTTGAAAGCTAAAATGAATGATCAATCAACAGGACAATTGAATTCAAGTGATGCAAAAAGAATTACAATGCTTGAAAAGAAAGTAGCTAAATTAGAGCAAGCTTTAATGTTAGTTATGGAAACACATGAAAGGCTATTAGGATAATATGGGAATAAAAGACACAAAACCAACATGGCAGTTACATCATTTACAAGATAATGTAGAGCATGATCTTTTTGAAAGTATTATTGTAGAATATACAGATATTACAGGTATAATTGCCAAGTATTACATAAGAGATGAGTCAAGAGAAAAGGATTATCTTTATGGTGAACATCCAGCAACAAGATATTTTGGTCCTTATGAAACTAAACTCATATATGAACCTACAGAAGAACCTACCTTAACAACAGGATTCGGTATTAATTCTGAAGAAGTAATATCTTGGACAAGTTTACCTAAATGGACGTTCACTAGAGATGTATCAGCAGGGTATCATCCTAAACCCGGAGATGCTATTATTACTCTTTGGAATAATAGAGCATATGAAATTGCTGATGTTCATGAAGAAGAAAAAATCTTTCAATTGAAAAAATTGATATGGGGATTTGTGCTTAAACCTTACAGATTTTCGGATGAATCTGAATCAGCAAGAGAAATATCAAGGTTTACACGTTTACCGACAAATGAAAATTTGATAAAAGATACTACTACAGAACCTTTAAGTGCTTTTGGTGATAATCTATCACTAGAAAATGAATCTGATGAAGTATTTGATTATGAAGATAATGATTATGATACTAGCGTATATGGATATTAATTATGAAATTTTACAATTATTTAAATGAAAATACAGATAATCCTTTTGTTAAATTTGAAGATCCAAGTATAGCAAAAGAATATGATTATAGAGAATTGACTTTAAAAAAAGTACCAAAAGACTTTTCACATATTATTAAAATGCTGAAAAAACATCTTAAAACTCCCTTACAAAAAATAAAATATAAAAACGGAACTAAAGGGGAAGGTGGTATGAATATTGCTGTATTTTCAGACACCATAGATGGAATGGCTATTAATATTACTAATATAAAAAAGATACAATTTGGTGGTACAAATAGAAAAAATTATCATGATCAATTGGAAGAAGATAAAGAAAAATTAGAAAAATGGAGAGAATTTCAAAAAAAAGCTATTACTCCAAAAGATAAAAAGACAGCAAGAACAATGGTGAACAGATTAAGTATGCATGTTCATAATTTAGAAAGTAAAATAAGAAAAGGGGAAACTGCTGTTCCCCATACTTGTGTATCATACGCAAAAAACAAAGAAGAAGCTATTGAACTTGTAATATTACATGAATTAGGACATAGAGAAAAACATAAAGCCGATTTATTTAAAATGCAAGTATATTTTAATAATGGAGAATTTCCAACAGAATATTCAAAAAGAAATATAGGTGAATATCACAGTGAAGTATATGCATTAACAAAAAAGAAATTAATAAACAAAACACCAATATCAGATGAAGCAAAAACATATTTTAGGAAAGCAATCAAATGAAATTCTATAATTATATAAAAGAAGCAATTACTATTCCTATTGAAATTGGAGATGTTATATTAGGTGGTAAATTCAAAAACAAGCGGATAACAGTAAAAGAAATAGGCAAAAATGAGAAAGGGGATATAACGATAAATGGGAAACCATTGTTAAAGTACAGACTTATCCCACAAGAAGATGAGCAAGAAGAATAAGCTCATAGTTAAGTGTGAACTTAACAACCAGCATCTTTATTAAAAATGGAGAAATGTAAATGAGATTTAAACAGTATTTAACTGAAGAAATAACTGATGCCGAAATAAGGGACTTTATTAAAAGATGGAAGATGAAATTAAGCACTTATGGTGTAACTGAATTTGATCTATCTATTCATGGATTCAAAAGATTAAATCATGAAAGAAACAAACCACCTATCTCAGTAGATGATTTAGATTTTGTATTAGAAGGATTTCTTAAAAAAGTAGGAAATCAATTCAGAGAAGATGTTGTTAATGTAAAGAACAATACAGCTAAAAAAAGGGGATTTAATAAGAAACAAATTCCACCTAATAACCTTGAATTTACAGTTAAAAGTAAATCAACAAAAGTAAATTTTGTATTTGTTCTTAAACAAGATAGACATACTAAAAATACAGCAATAGTTCTTCCAATGACAATAATGAGAAAAAAAGTTTTTAAAACAACTAAGGGTGAAGAAGTTATAGTTGAAAGGAGAATGTTATAATGAGAAATTATTTCTTTTTCAATATGTTTAGAAAGACTATTATTCAGTTCTTTGATGCATTTAATGATATAAAAATCGCTAGGTATGCATCAGATGGTAAGACTATTGATAGATATATAAAAGTTCCTATCAAGCATTCTATAAAAGAGAAGGTATATTATATGCTTGATGAAAGAAAAGATGATGAAATGTTGCCAATGATTACTGCCTATATCAGTTCAATTGATTATGCAGCAGATAGAAAAGTAAATTCTTTTCATTCGTTTACTGCCAATTGTGATTTAGATAATAATTCATATGAAAAATATCTACATCCTTGTCCATATAATATGATATTTACTATGAACATATGGGCATTACATTTAGTGGATATTGATCAAATATTAGAACAAATTCTACCATTCTTTTGTCCACATATATTTGTTAGAGTTTCTATTGATGAGTTGAATACATCTTTTGATAACAAAATAATATTTAGATCTGCAATTCCTGAAATATCTCATGAGATGGCAGATATGGAATATAGAGTTATCAATTATACATTAGAATTCGAAGTACAAACTTGGTTCTTTAAACCTACTACCGATGTTGGTCTTATTAAAAAGATCTATGGTAGTTATCCAACTCCACAACAACCATTAGATACTACATCTACATTTACATCTGCTGCATCTGGTGGTGGTGGAAAATTTGAATTAAAAGGAAGAATAGAAGATGGAGAATTGCTTGTTAGATATACTCTATTTGAGCCATGAGCTAACAGTAATTAATCCTTAGTTTAAGGAGAATATATATGTCAAGATTTAAAGAATATCTTATTGAAATGGCAATGGATTTTAAAACAGCAATAAAAATCCTTGGTATAGATGATGATATTGTAGCTGATAAAAAAGCATTGAAGAAAAAGTATAGAGAATTAGCAATGCAACATCATCCTGATCATGGTGGTGATGAAGAAACATTCAAACAGATAGATGCTGCTTATAAATTCTTAGAGAAATCAAAGGGTACTGGTGGTAGCATATCTAAATGGAAGGAGCATGACAAGAAATCAAGAGAAATGGCAGAAATGATTAAATCTGCTCTATTGAGTGATTTTCAACCTGAATTGTATCAAGCATATTTTAATAAACATAGTGGATATAATTTTGTTTATGAAATCATAAAAACTCATAAGCAATGGCCGGGATTTGAAGTTGAATTTTTTACTAAAGATAGAAAAACAGTATTCCACTTGAAGGTAAATGCTAGTATTACAGATGTTATGCGTGGTGGTCTAACTGCTGGTGGTGATGTATCTTATACAATATATACTGAAGCACATGGATTTCATTTGAATAAAAAACAGAAAATGTCCAAAAGTGATTGGGGATTTACAAAGGATCATTCTTTCTTAAAGAAACCTGAAAAGCTGTTTCCAGTTAAAAAGATGAAAGCTATTTTTAGTGGAACTACAAGTAAAAGAAAATTTGTCAAAAGAGATATGATTGCTTTCTTAGAAAGTAAACTTAAGGCTGATTGGGATGGTGAATGGGCAGAAATACCATTAGGTGATGATTATTTATTAATGATTTATAGACATACTTTTATGAGAAAAGGTTCATGGGGTATCAATGGTATTTACCAGAAGAAAGGAAAGTATAGTAAGAGTAAGGTATCTCAACCGAAATACTGTTCATTTATGGAAGAAGAACAAACAGCCAAAATATTTGAAACCATTCAAAAAGAAGCTATGAAAACAAAAGGTGAAGCTAAGATAAAGAAAACAGAAAAATTAATTGCTCAAGCTTATGAAGCATATAAGAAAGCACATGGGATATAATATTAAATAGGATAACAAATGATTACATGTAACTCATCTAATTTAAACAGTATAGATAAAGCAACACCTACTAATTATCAGTTATTATTTCCAAAAATACCTACTGAAACTAGTATAAATGCAAACAATCCATTTGTAATGAACATTCATTCGGCTATTTTACCTTCTGTTTCAATTGCAACAGAAGAAGTAAGATGGCAAGGTAATAAAACAAGGCATGGATTAGTACCAATGGAATTTGATCCTTGGTTAGTTAGTTTTGTAGTAGATGCAAGATTAGCTAATTGGAAATTGTTATTTGAATGGATGAGCTTTATTAATAATAACAATAATAAAATAGCAGAATTTCATAGTGAATATTCTGTAGATTGTTCTATGATAGTAATTGATAACTATGGTAATTCTGTTTTAGAAGTAATATTTGTTAGTATTTGGCCTAGTATATTAGGTGAAGTATCATTTAGTCAGAGAGAAGGGGATGTTCTTTTAGAAAG